CATATTTGCCCACTCCTGACGAGCTGCTTACGCTTATCGAAAATACCCCACGAATGTTGGAGATTATTCCCAACGAACAAACGGGTCTTTCACCTCTGGTATATCGCGGCGAACATGACCTTATCGGCGTCATGAACAACGGTCTTTACGATACTCCTCCCGAGACTCGACTTAATGAAACAGAAACACCCGGTATTTACGATTTGGAGACTTAATGACCACATACGACACTGTCGTAGGCGTTGACAGCGCCTTTAACTTCCCTCCCGAAGTTCGCGAAGCCATTGCTTCGTCACAGGAAATCAAGGATATGATCTCCTCGATGACCTCCGGTACTCAGTCCGGTGCAGAACCCGTCGGCAAGGGTGAGCAGGATGTGTATGTTGAGGACTTCCTCGATCCCAACCGAGTTGTTGGCTCTACTGACGACCGTGCCGCGTTTGAGGCAGCTCGACTCACCGGTAAGCGAGTTAGGGCTCGTGAAGGTACATTCTACCTGAGCAAGTCTCCCGACTGGAGCGACAATGCATGGTTCGAAGGTGCCGGTAAGGGTCGTACCATCATCAAATTCCTTGACAGTGCTCCTGCTGATGCAACCCTTTGGGGGAACATCAAGCTAACGGGTACCGTTCAGATGTACTTCAAGGGATTCACGCTCGACGGCAACTGTGGTCGACAGGGAGGTACGCTTACTGCTGCTGGTGGTTCACGTTCCTCCAACATGACGTTCCGAAATGTTACGCACTTCACGGTTGAGGATGTTAGCTCAATTAACCCGTTGCTGCACAGCTTCGACGTTACTCGCGGGCATCTGGATTACCCATATTTGAACGACGGCTTCATGGCGACCTTGCGTTCCAGCAACGGTTACTTCAATCGAGTCGATGGAACAAACTTTGGGGATGACGGATTCACAGTTCACAGCTCGGATTACATCCACGTTGCGAACTCGATCTTCCACGACCCTCGTAACCGTACGAACTGCAACGGTCTTGAGTTCGATGGCGATAGCCGCTACTGCACATCTACGAACAACCGAACCTACAACTGCTACGGCGGTATTGAGGTTAAGGGTCATGCTAACGAGAGCTCCTCTCAGGCAGTAACGATCAACGGTCATATTTCGGTAATGGATGTTCGCTCATACCACTTCCGTCACATTGGTCACCACCTCGGACCGAACACGGATACTGGAGCTCCCGGCGATCCCGTATCGAAGTCGGCATTCGACATCGTGGCTACAAACCTCGTGTCGATCTTCCCGGGTAACCGAAACGGATTCCAAGACGAGACCTCGCCTTCGGCATTGACGATCAGCGCATTCTCGAATGTATCCGTCACGAACTTCACAGCAATTGGTGATCCGTCATACGACTTCGCGCACAACTCCGTTGTTACTGCGATGTATTTGTCGAACAACATCAAGCTGTCGAACTTCAACTTCCGTGACTTCAAGGGTTCGGATCAGGACATCTACATCACCGGTGGCTTCAACAAGTCTACTCGAGTGATCATCGATGGCGTGAACTCCAAGAACTCGTCGCCTCGCATCATCGGTGTTGGTTCGCTTAACCCGGCAGTAAGCATCGATAACGTTCAGGGTGTGGCTCCGGCCACAGGCGCTCTGTATGCAATCGACTGCGGCTACAGTACCGAAAAGATCAACATCGGGCAGAACATCCAAGTTGAAGGGTTCCCGACTGTCGTCAGGTTCGACGGTACGAACTACTCGACTCTGGCTAAGTTCCTTCGACGAGCAATGAAGTCGCTCACGGGAGTAACGAAGCTGGTCGATCTGGACGTCACGAAGGACTACTACTTCAACACGACTGAATGGGCCACCTTCACCGACGTTCCTCTCAATCAGGGCGGCGGCAACTGGGTTGAGCACAGCGTAATTACGGGCAACTCTGTAATTCAGAGGGTTACTCGAAATACGACGGGCACCTCTCAGGCTTCTGCTTGGCGAATCATCGACACCAGCACTAAAGGTGTTGGTGCTTGGAATAGCCTCATCTAGTTGATAGTAGGGCCGGATCAAAATGGAAGCAATTTGCATTCGGCCCTACTACACCTATCTAATACTCTGGAGAATTAATGACTGCATATGATACCTATCCTGCGATAGATAGTGAGCATAACTTCCCACCAGAGGTTAGACAAGCTGTCGCAGATTCGCAAGAAAACCGCGATCGAATTCAGGCTGAGATCGCTCCGTATTACATGCGGAGATGGAAACCAGCCTCATTTTTTGCAAAAGACGAGCAGGCCGTTCTTCCCGATAATCGCGTAGGATCGGCGAAAGCCGACTTCACTACTGGCGCTACCTACGATTCGAGCAAATGGAATCTGGTCACAGCCATCGATATGGTTACTGCCGCCACTCCGTCAAGCGAGATCGTCCTTCGTGAAAACCTAGCTACGGCTCCAAACGGTAACATCGGATGGGCTACGACGGCTGGCTACAACTCTGTATACGATCCTACGTACATTCGTCCGGACGGCAAGTACGGTGCGCGCAAATGGTCGAAGTCTGCTATCGATACCGGCAAGTACTTTCCATATGGTCGAGGTGTGGGACAGGCAACTACTACATCTTCGGTAGGCCCCGCCGTCATCAACGGTCTTGCTCGGGTTGTACCGGGTACATCGTATGGTGTTGGTTTATGGGCAGTATCGACAATTGACTCCCCTATCGGTTCGGTAACCTTTCGATGGTACGACATCAACGGTAATAACATAACGCCCAGCAGCACCTCTACGGGCTCGGTAGGTGGCGTTGCTGGTGTGCCTAAGTGGTATGCGGGCGTTGCTACAGCTCCTACTGGAGCGTCATACCTCAGCGTCGAATTCTACTTGGCGCAATTGGTAGACGGCCTGTCTGTAGTTCTGAACGCTATGACTTGGTCTTGGAATGTTCTCATCGAGAAGCGAACTACAGCACCAGTCGCCGCCGATTACTTCGATGGTACAACACTTCAAAATGGGAGTGTAACGTACCGATGGACAGGGACTGCTGAGCAATCTTCGTCCTACCAGATGCAGAACGATACGCTTGTCCGACGAGATCCCTCGGGAGGCATTGCTGTAACGGGCCTATTGGCTAATACAGTGAGTGCGACTTCGTCGTCAACGAATACGTCGTCCGTGTCGCAGGCACCTACTGCCCCCGAACATGTCACTCGCAAAGACTATGTCGACATGCTCAATAGCAAAGGCTATAAAGCATACAACCAAGCCGACCCAATCACGTCGTACCCTATTGGAATTACACAGTTCCTAGGTGATGCAGGCGGTACAGGCTTGTGGCTGCCTTGGGGATCTACTGCTGGGCAAGGCTTTGCAAGCGTTGTAACGGTTCGGGATAAAACCTATGCGGGCGCATCGCTACAGATCGCATCGCCTTACAATGACGATACACTCCCACCCGCGTTTCGTATTTGGAAAACTGGGGCATCTGCTTGGGGACCTTGGCAGCTCATGGCGTCACAAGCATATGTGGCTCAGCAGATCGGTTTGGTTAAAACAATCCCTGCGGGCACTACGACTATCGCCTCACTGGCTCCGGGTCTTTGGTATGCGGCAACAACGGATACTGATGCATTTACCGACCACCCTCTTCCGGGAGGATACGGTTGGTTCATCGACAAGAAACCGTTAAATGCTGCTGGTTCAGGTATTACAACCATCTGGCGGAATACGGGCACTGCTTCGGCATTCAGGTCATTCCAAAAGGTTGCAGCTGGACCGTGGATACCTATTGCTTTTGGATCTCAAGATTGGGCAACAATCACTCTCGATCCCGCAGCAGCCGTAGGTTATGCCGCGCCTAGAGTATCTATTACCGATAGTGGTACGCACCTTGAGTTGGATGGCTCATTCACGATCACCACCTATACTCAGGGCATGACAATAGGCACTCTACCTACCGGGTATCGTCCTACAGCATCTCGTCGTATGGGCGTCATCATAGACGACAATCTAGGTGGAACCACTATGATGTTGGCAGGTGCGGACGGCACTATCAAAGTGTATGCGCCTATAACAGCTGCTAAAAAAGTAATACTTGACGGAATTCGATTCCTCATCTAACTGGCGAAAGGAGCCACTATGTCTTTTAAAATCGAGTCTAGTGGCTCCTTTTCCCAATTCGAAAACTTTCTCAAAAAAGCTTCTAGCGCCTCTGATATTATGCGCCAGCTAAACAAATACGGAACCGAAGGCGTGAGCGCTCTAGCTAAAGCGACCCCTGTCGACTCTGCTGAAACCAAAAATTCTTGGGGCTACGAGATTAAACAATCTCGCGGCCTATATTCTATCATTTGGACGAACGGTCATATCGAAGACGGCGTTCCAATCGCAATCATTCTGCAATACGGGCATGGTACCGGTACTGGCGGATACGTTCGTGGGCGAGATTACATCAACCCCGCTATGAGACCCATATTTGACAAAATTGCAGATAACGTTTGGAAGGCGGTGACTTCTGCATGAGTGCTAGCATCGAAGAGCGTGTCGTCTCTATAAAGTTTGACAACTCTAAGTTTGAAGCTAACGTTCGAACGACTATCCAATCTCTTGATTCGCTAAAGAAAACCATCGATTTTAGCGGAAGTATTAAGGCTCTCGGAGACCTTGACGCTGCCGGTAAAAAAGTAAATATGAAGTTTGACAACAAAGCCTTTGCCGATAGTGTGCAGTCTACCGTAGGTATGGCTGACAAACTCAAAGCAAGCCTCAACTTCGACGGTACTGTCAAGGCTCTTGGAGACCTTGATAGTGCCGGTAAGAAAGTCAGCTTCAAACTCGATGCCACGTCATTCCAGCAGGGCGCTAAAGGCGTTGCTGATGCTGCTTCTACAATTAAGCAGAACCTCAACTTCGAATCTGTTCAGCGTGGGATTGGAAACCTCAAGTCGTCAGTCCAGAACTTCTCAGTAGAGAATGTTGTTACCGGTGCTAAGACTATTGGTAGAAGTATTGCCGACATGGATTTGGCTACTAAAGCTGTATCCTTCCTGCCGATTGAGGACGGGGCAGCAAAGGCCCAGCAAAGCATCGGCGCTATGTCGGTTGCTGGCATTGCCGCACTTGCTACCTTGGGCGTAAAGGCAGTAACCGTAGGCGCAGAAATGGCTAAGTCACTATTCCTCGATCCGGCTAAGTCGGGTCTTGAGGAATATGAGACCAACCTAAACTCTATTCAGACAATTCTGGCGAATACGTCGTCTAAGGGCAGCACGCTTAAAGACGTCAACGCTGCTCTTAACGAACTCAACACATATTCTGACCAAACGATCTATAGCTTCTCTGAAATGGCAAGCTCAATCGGCAAATTCACTGCAGCGGGCGTAGACCTGAAGACCTCAACGTCTTCTATCAAGGGTATCGCTAACGTTGCCGCACTCTCTGGCTCAAACTCTACGCAAGCAGCTACCGCAATGGAGCAGCTTGGTAAGGCTTTGGCCTCGGGGTCCATCCGACTTCAGGACTGGATCTCGGTTGAGAACGCTGGTATGGGTGGTGAGGTTCTACAGAAGGCCTTGATCCAGACGGCTAAGGTACACGGTACAAACGTCGACTCGATGATCAAAAAAGAGGGTAGCTTCCGCGAGACTCTTAAGAGTGGATGGCTATCTGCCGACATCATGAACGAGACAATGTCTAAGTTCACGGGTGACCTTACTGACGCGCAGCTCAAAAACATGGGCTACAATGCCGAGCAGATCAAGGGAATTCAGGAAATGGCCAAGCAGGCTAAGGACGCTGCTACGGTCATCAAGACATTCTCGGCACTTACGGGAACCTTGGCTGAAAATACCGGTTCTGGCTGGGCTATGACATGGCAGCTGATCCTCGGTGACTTCGAGCAAGCTAAAGTTATGTGGACTGACGTCTATGAAGTTCTCGGAGGAATCGTAAAGGGTTCTGCCGATGCACGTAACAAGATGCTTGGCGACTGGAACAAGCTCGGCGGACGTACGGTTATGATCGAAGCCGTATCAAACGCATGGAAAGCCCTTATGGGAGTAATCACGCCGATCGGAAAAGCCTTCCGAGAGGTATTCCCACCGACAACCGGTAAGCAGCTTTATGACTTTACGGTCATCATTCGTAATCTTACGAAAGCGTTGATCCCCGGAGCAGCAACGACGAGCCTCCTGCATAACACCTTTAAACTCCTGTTTACGATCATCAAAATAGGAGTAAATATTATCAAGGGCGCACTTGGTGTAGTCTTTGCATTCTTCAAAGCGTTTGCTACTGGCGGCGATTCTATCGCAGGGAGCATGAAACCGCTCACCGATTTCTTGGGGACGGTTACTGAAAAGCTACAGAACTCTACTTTCGTCAAGGACTTCTTTGATGGATTGACCAAGGGCGCTGTAGTACTAGGTTCCGCAATGGGTAAGGTGATGCCGATCATATTTAATCTGATCGGTATCCTTGGTCAGTTCTTCTACGACATCTCAGGCTATGGGATGTACTACGTATCTCGATTTGCTCGGATACTTGGTGGAGAACTTCTGAATGGTCTGTCTATGGCTGCTGATTTCTTCTCGGCACTCGTAGACGTTATAGGCTATTTCGTAGACGGTCTCAAGGGCGGTATGGATGTTGCTCTGACTCGAGTCACAGAAAGGCTTAAGTCTCTCGGCCGTTTGGGTGAGATGCTTGCTCGTATTTGGGACAGCGTAAGTGCTGCGGGTCAAGAAGTATGGCGTAAGATGAAGCCTATCCGCGATGCCATCGTCAAGATGTTTCAGGACATCGGACGCGAAATCCAAGACGTATTCAAAGATGTCAACTATGACGATACTCTCGACATGGTTAACACGGGTCTTCTTGGTGGCCTATTCCTAATCTTCCGAAACCTATTCAAGAAGATGATCGGAATGGGCGATGGCGTTAAGAAGGGTCTGCTTAAGAATCTGGACACAAGTGTCGAGAGCATCAACAAGGTCCTCGAAAGCCTTAGCGGTACTCTCGAAGCTATGCAGCAGAACCTAAAGGCTGACACTCTTAAGAAGATCGCTATCGCTATCGCCATCATGACTATATCAGTTATCGCTCTGTCGATGATCGACTCCGGTAAGCTCACCAAGGCTCTGATTGCTATCGGCGTCATGGTGTTTATCCTGAGTAAAGCCATGGAAGCTCTCGATAAGATCTCAACCGGATCAGGCTTCCTTAAGATTCCGTTTATTGCGGCGTCTATGATCCTACTGGCTATTGCTCTTGCATTGCTGACCATTCCCGTACTGATTCTGTCTAGGCTTAGTTGGGTAGAGCTTCTAAAGGGTCTGGCTGGAGTAGCCGTACTTATGTACGTCTTGGCTAAGGCTACTGAGTCTATGTCTAAGAACCCGGCTGACCTTATCGCAACCGGCGTTGGTTTGATGGCAATCGCTATTGCGGTTAGGATTCTTGCCGATGCCGTAACTGTGATGGGTGCGCTCGACTTGGGCAGCTTGGCTAAGGGTCTTGGCGGCGTGATCATTGTGCTTGTCGCACTAACAAAGACTGTCGAAGCCATGTCTAAGAACCCCGCAGACCTTATCGCTACAGGCATCAGCCTTATTGCGATAGCCGTCGGCGTTAAGATTCTGGCCAGTGCGGTTAGTGACTTTGGTACGATGGATATTCCAACTATCGTCCAAGGTCTTATTGCGTTGGGTATCGTGCTCAAGCTCCTTCAGGTGTTCACGAAACAGGTGGGTAGTCCTGTAGAAATCTTTAAGACAGCAGCTGCCATGGTAGTCATCGGCTTTGCCATGAAGGTACTAGCGTCGGCAGTTTCAGACTTCGGCTCACTTCCGATGGAGACATTGGTTAAGGGACTCGTTGGTCTGTCATTCGCGCTTAAGGCTATATCTACGGCATTGGCAATGATTCCCAAGGGTAGTCTTGCGAATGCAATTGGTCTTATTGCGGTTGCGGTGGCTCTCAAGATCCTTGCTTCGGCCCTAAAGGATATGGCGGGTATGTCATGGGAAGAAATCGCTAAGGGTCTCGTGACTCTCGGTGGAGCCATGCTTATCATGGGTCTTGGTCTGATCCTAATGGAGGGCACTCTTGCGGGATCGGCCGCGCTACTCGTAGCCGCTATTGCTATGGGAGTTCTCGCTCAAGTCCTAAAGACTCTCGGTGAGATGCCTATCGATCAGCTTCTTATCGGACTAGGCGCACTTGCAGGTATATTTATCGTCTTCGGTCTTGCCGGATTGGTACTTTCACCTGTAGTACCGCTTATTCTAGCTTTGGGTATTGCTATTGGTCTTCTAGGCCTTGGCTTGCTTGGTGCTGGTCTAGGAACGCTGGCGTTTGTTACAGCACTGATTGCACTCGCTGCTGTTGGCGCTACTATCGGTCCGGTAATCGTTGCTCTGGTCGGTTCGATTCTTCAGCTGATTCCGTTGGCTATGACTGAACTTGCTAAGGGTATCGTTGCATTCGCCGGAGTAATTGGTAACGCCATGCCAGTGTTCTTGGATGCATTTGTGAAGCTCATCACGACATTGCTGACAGCGATCGACGTTCTGTTCCCAAGGATCATGAGCACGTTGTGGATGCTACTTGTAGGCTTGGTCTCTCTAGTCGTCCGAGCAGTTCCTCTGCTGGTCGATGCTGGTATGAAACTCATCATCGGTATTCTAACCGGTATCGGTAAGAATATGGGTAAGTTGCTAGACGCGGCGACTAAGGTCATCACGGAGTTCTTGGACGGTCTCGCTCGAAACCTGCCTAAGATCATCGATTCGGGTATCAACCTTGTCGTGAAGTTTGTTCAGGGTCTTGCTGATGGTGTCAAAAAGCATAGTAAAGAGATGACTGATGCGGGTCTCGATCTTGCGCAAGCAATCATCGAGGGTATGATCAACGGCCTCTGGGACGGCGTTCAGCGCGTTATCAATGCGGCATTCGATGTTGGTAAGCGAGTCATCGATAGCATTGCGGGAGCACTCGACTCGCATTCTCCCTCAAAGGAAACGCATAAGTTGGGTACGTATGCATCGTGGGGTCTAGCCAATGGTATCTCGGCTCTTTCCGGAAAAGTGGAGAAAGCCGCTAGGGGTGTGGGTGAGACTGCTGTGGATACACTGAAGCAATCGATTTCGGATATTCACGACAATGTGGGTGGCAACATCGACATGACACCTACGATTCGCCCGGTACTCGATCTGTCAGCTATCAAGAAGGATTCCAGTCTTATTGCTGGCATGATTAAAACTCCGAAGCTCAATATCGAGGGTACGTACGCTATGGCGTCGCATGTCGCTAAGTCTAGTCGTGAAAATGAAAAGGCTACTGTGATTAGCGGCGACACTCCGCCTCCTCCAGCAGCTGGTGGAGGAAATGTCATATTCAACCAGTACAACAATTCACCAAGGGCATTGTCTAGGGTTGAACTATATCGACAAACAAACAATCAACTATCAGTAGCGAAGGGAGCTCTGACTGCTAATGCTAAATAAGATTGAAGTTACTACTGCAAAGGGCGCAACGTTGGAGCTCCCTTTGCAGGACCTCACTGACGGATATTTGGTCAAAGAGGTAACTGGTTTGGACCCAGTCAAAGCAAACATTGTGTCTTCAAGCTTTGCAACTATGGACGGCGAGCAGTATCAGTCCAGCCGCAGAGGTATTCGCAATATTGTCATTAAGCTGGGACTTCAGCCTGACTACAGCGAAAGCTCTGTTCATGAGCTTCGAAAGAATCTATATTCCTTCTTCATGCCTCAGTCTGCAGTAACTCTGAGACTATTCATGGAAGGTGAAATTCCAGTCGATATTTCAGGGACGGTGGAGTCTTTCGATTCCCCCAGCTTCGTACAGGAACCGGAAGCGACCATTTCTTTGATCTGCTTCCAGCCTGATTTCTACGATCCTAACCCTGTAGTTATTGCAGGCGAAACAACCTCTGATAGTGACGAATTCCTAGTCATGTATGACGGTACCGTAGAGACAGGATTCCTGTTGCATATGGACATCTATAGTGACGTTTCGGAATTCACTATATTCCACAGAACAGCGGATAACACCGTTCGTACTTTGGAATTTGTAGGTCCGCTTACCGTCGGAGACATGCTGGATATCAGTACTGTCTCCGGCGCTAAGCGCGCATATCTCACTCGAGATGGTTCGGACAGCTCTCTTTTGTATGGAGTGTCTCCGTTCTCACATTGGATCAACCTCTTCCCCGGAGAAAACTACCTTCGTATTTACGCAGAAGGGGAGCCGATATCGTACTCGATCCAGTACACCACTAAGTTTGGAGCACTCTAATGGAAGTTTATATTCTTGATGATATGCTCCGACGAGTGGAAGTGATCGACAACTTCGAATCGCTTATTTGGACCGAACGGGAAAAGTCTACTGGGGATTTCGATCTCGTATTGCACTCGACTCCCGATTTTCGACGACTCTTCACCACAGGCACACATCTAGCGATGAACGAGTCTGATTACGTGATGATCGTAGAGAATGTCGAGAACAAACGAGATGCCGAGGGGCGGCCTGTACTAACAATTACGGGTCGCTCCTTGGAGCAAATTCTCGACTCCAGAATTGCTACTGAGGGTATGCAGGGCCTAACGGACGACCCTAAGTGGAAGCTTACGGGGACTCCAGCGAACATTGCGCGCACCATATTTCAGAAGATTTGTGTAGAGGGCTTACTTAGTCCTAGCGACATCATACCTTTTATCACGTCCGGAACAATGTATTCGCCCGGTACGATTCTAGAGTCTAACGTCGTGATTACAGTAGATCTTGAAGTGGGCACCGTATATGCCCGAATCAAAGAGCTGTGCGATGCATATGGCATGGGCTTTCGCCTTACTCGAAATCTGGATACGTCGCAGCTATATTTTGAGATCTACTCAGGCAGTAACCGCACCTCTCAGCAATCGACACTTCCGCCCGTTATATTTAGTCCCGATCTAGACAACATGGCCGACGTTTCAGAGCTTGCGTCTATCGCTAACCATAAGAACGTCGCGTATGTTCTTAGCAAAAATGGCGCAGAGATCGTGTATGCTCCGGGCGTAGATCCATCCGTAACAGGCTTCGACCGTCGGGTACTAGTAGTCAAGGCCGACGATGTTTCAGATCCCGCGGGACCCGGACTGTCGGCTATCCTTCAGCAAAAAGGGCGAGAAGCTCTTGCTGAAGCTCAACGCACGTATGTGTTGGATGGTGAGATAACCAAATACGGTATGCATAAGTACCGTAGAGATTATTTCCTAGGAGATCTTGTAGAGATGCGAAACTCTGATGGAGCCACTAACTACATGCGCGTCACTGAGCATATATTTGCATCCGATGCTGAGGGTGAGCGATCATATCCTACATTGGCTGTAGAAACCGTAATCGAACCCGGCACTTGGCTTGGTTGGGACCCGGCTCAGGATTGGGAAGAAGCTCCCATGGAATGGGCTGGCGCATGACATATTTTATAAGGAGGTTGCATAATGGCCGTTGGCGATGATGCAAGAGCAGCAGGATATGTCCTCGTCCCGGATACCGGCGAAGAGGGCAAAGTTAAGTGGGGTGCGAGAGAAATCAATCGCACTCGTGACTATGTCGCTCAGCTCAAGAACATGCTTCCTGCGGGAAGTAAAGACGGAGCTCGAAAGGCCGCGGGAATCACATCGGGCACGACTAATCCCGACAATAAAGTCGGAAACGATGGCGATATTTACTTTAAGATAGTATAACTATGGCTACTACACAAACTTTTAGTGGTAGCGGTAGTTACTATCTTGAGGTATATGCGTACGTCCAGTCGCAAAACGTTAGTGGAAATTACTCGACTATTTACTACAGGGTCCGAGTTTACAAGACTAGCGGTAGTGGATTTTGGGCATCTACCAACCTAGGTAATACCGGATATGCGGATTCAAATCTTCCGGGAAACCCTGATCTATGGAGTAACAACAACCTTTCCTACGACTTCCGAAACGGTTCAAATACCGGGAATTGGACGTTCGCGGAAGGGGTATTTCGTGTATATCATCGGGCTGATGGTACGGCAGAATACTACGTGAATGCGGGTATGACGCTATATGCTTTGGGTTCTGCTTCAGTAGCTACGGGTACTAGAGCACTACCTCGCATCAACACGGCAAAGACCCCATCTGCTCCAACACCCCTTTCTTTGGAAATCCTTAGTCAAACTGCGATTAGGTATCGATTTTCGGGTAACAGCAACGGTGGCTCAGCAATTCTGGAATGGCAAATTGGGTATGGTACCCATCCGAGTACCCCTCAATTTTTTACAGGATCTAATGGGACTACCGATGTCGGTGCGCTCGCTCCCGGTACGACTTTCTACTTCTGGTCCCGAGGTAAGAATTCAGTTGGTTGGGGACCTTGGTCTACTAGAATGAGTGCCCGAACTCTAGCAGGGGCCCGTGTGAAGGTTAAGGGCGTATGGAAAGAAGCAGTTCCATATGTCAAAGTCGCTGGAAAATGGAAACTTGCTCAACCCTATGTCAGACAATCTGGCGTATGGAAACAGACCAAATAAGGATGTCTATATGAATGTAGTACAGCGGTCGTTACCGTTCCTGTACAACCTGTTTATGAAGATCAAAGAGCCGAGAATCCGACGTCTCATTTATTTCTTCATCTACATCTTGCTGACTGTCATTGCGACGATCACACTGTTCTTCAGAACCCCAGACGCATTTGTACATGTCTTGGGCGGAACAATCCTCGTATATTTCTCTGGAGCACTCATCGTAATTGGCGCATTAGTTTGCGCCTTCTCAGTGCTTCCGGGAATATGGATGTTTGAACGCGCTGGACTGGTCGCGATTGCTTCTGGAATTGCCATGTATTCAATGTTTCTCATTGTGCTAGGCGCTTCGGCCATGGTTGCTGTAGTACCTGCCATATTTATCCTGTTCTTTGCTCTTAGGTGGCTAGATATTTGGGAGTACCTGTTAGCACCTAAAGAAGGGTAGTTATGGACGAAAACTTGAAGCTGCTCGCCACCATTATTGGGGCTGGAGGCGCTGGTACGTTTCTCACAATGATGTTCAAAGGCATCGGGAAACTGTGGTCAGGAGCAGCTCAGCGGGAACAGGCGAGAAATACCAGCCTCGTCACGCAGCGTACTGATGCTATCGCAGAACGTATTGCTGCTGAGAAAGAACGCGACATCGCGGACGATAGGCGCCGAGAAGCTGAAGAAAACATAGCTAAACTCGAGCGACAATTGATCCTCGAAGGTCTAGTACCGATCACACAAATCGAATCAAAGTAGGAGTTCTATATGGCAGATCATGTCGTTGAAACAAATTCTGGACCTGTCCAGCTGAGCAATCGCGTCTATGACGTTATTCAGGCTCTCGTGGAACTCGTCCTTCCGGCCCTTGGCGTCCTGTATGTGGCTTTCGCTACGTACTGGCACTGGGGCTACGAGCTGGAAGTTGGCGGCTCTATTGCTGCTGTAGGCGTGTTCCTTGGTGTCGTTATCAAGGCCGCACGTAAGGGGTATGAACGAAGTATTGTACCACCCGGCGGATATGATGGCGCAGTCGTCGAGGACGTTATTGAGGGCCAGCCTGTCCTCCGAGTCCAGCTTGAAGGCGACGCTACTGAGAATCTCATGAACAAGAACATGCTTGTAATCAAGGGATACGACCCGACCGCCTGATGAGCAGGTCGCGGTAAAAACACGCCTTATAGTGAGATAACTCTTGAAAGGAGAACTCATGTTTAATAAGAACAAGAACGTCACCGGAATGGATCTGGTGATCAAACTTGCAACCGAAGAGCTGAATAAACACCAGCCCGACTCCCCCGAGTACGAAAAGATCGTCACTCAGCTTGAACGGCTTAACAAGATCGCTGCGTCTAACCGCAGAGACAAAGTAAGCCCGAATGGCCTGATTGCCGTGATTGGAAACCTCGCTGTGACCGGACTGATCATTCACCACGAACGGTTCAATGTGATCACTACGAAAGCCATCGGCTTCGTTCGACCTCTGTCAAACCTGAAGTAACTGACCACAGTTAATCAAAATGGGAGCCGTGTGTAAGAACTAAACACTCTTACACACGGCCTTCTATTTTTTTCAAACGCTGATTCTACAAAGCCTCCTTTATTTTCGATTCCTCAAAAACCCCGGGGGAGAATTTTGGTGAAACAATCGCAAGATTTACGCGGGCTATAGTGAGAAACCCCTCTATGAAAGGAACGACCATGCTCAAAGCAATCCGTATCACGAAAGAAAATCTGCCTAAGATTTCGTCGGAAACCGAAGTCAAGAAAGGGACGCTCGATATCATCGCCACTGCGCGAAACTGTTATCTTGTAGTCCCTCAGCACAAAGGTGAAAAGACGAAGACTTACCACGAATCTCTCTTCCGTGAAGTATTCCGCTTTGCAGGAACTGAGTTGCCCAACCAATTCACAGATGTAATACCTCTATAAAGTCGAGGCCCTAACAAGGCCTCCTCTTTTTTCGTCGCGATATTTACACACCCTATAGTGAAGACCCCTACGAAAGGAATGCCATGAAAGGCTATAAGAAGACAACCCTCAAGGTTGAAGACCTGATCGTTGACGACTACTTTAAGGTAGCTGGAGTGTTGTACCGCGTGCACAAGATCGAACCGATCGGAACCGCGTACCTCATCCAGTTCCACAATGCACGTCGCCCGCGAATCACTGGTCATCTGACCTTCAACAAGAACACTCTTATGAAGATCTGGAACCAAAAGTAACCTTCAAACTAGGAGAGCCTACAAGCTCTTCTAGTTTTTGCTCGCAGGATTTACACAGGGTATGTTGAGAAGAAGACCTACTAAAAAAGGAATTAAATCATGAAAGCTATTGAAGCATTTTTCAACGCCATCGTTATCGGCGCTGCAATTGTTATCGTCGCTCTCGGAGCACTCTTCGTCGCTAAAGGCGGCGAAGTACACACTTACGAGAAGTCCACGATCAACAACATTGCAGTGCCGCTACACGCGATGGTTGATGGAAAAACACACCACATGTTTGAAAACAAAGAAGTCATCCTCGACATCAGCTACAACAAGTAGCCGAATAGGAGTCCCTAACACGGATTCCTATTTTTTTCCTCGCAGGATTTACACGCCTTTTAATGAGAAGAACCCCTCTATTATAAGGAACTAAAATGACTCAGAACCAGTACGATAACCGTATGCTGCACCTCGAATGGGAAACCAAATTCGCTGCAGCAATCGTTACCGCCGGAATGACCAAGAAGTAACTACTAGAACCAAACCTCAAATAGGAGAGCCTACAAGCCCTTCTATTTTTTTTTCATTTCGCAGGTATTACACGTCTTATAGTGAGAAAGTAACCCCTATGAAAGGAACTACAATGACCGCTATCGCACAGCTTAACGCTGACCTGATCGAACTCAACACTGCCCTCGGCGTGGTTGAAGCTCAGACGCTGCACAAAGGTATGCCCCTCCGCAAGGATGAGGAAGCCCTGTACACGCATCTGATCGCCAACCGTGACCTGAAGCAGGAAGAGCTCGAAAAGACTCAGAACGCAAAGTTCACGATGAAGTCTTTGATCCCCCATTTCAAGAAGGATTAAATCCTAGAATAGGAGAGCCTACAAGCCCTTCTATTTTTTTGTTTCGTCGCAGAATTTACACGTCTTATAATGAGAAAGATAACCCCTAAGAAAGGAACTATCATGTCCAAGCACATCAAGCACACGCCCCTCGTCCGCCTTGCTGCAACCGCAAAGATGATCACGACCGACATCTCCAAGATTCCCTCCGGAATCAAGGAGAAGAAGGAAACGTTCACCAAGCGAGTACAGCAGGAAGTCGAGCAGCGCCGCACGACGCTCAACATGATGACCGATTAAGGCATCAATCAAAATAGGAGGCCCTAACACGGCCTTCTGTTTTTTCGTCAGTTATACATGGGGTATAATGAGAACCCCTATGAAAGGAAAGCCCATGCCCACTATAGTCAATACTCTTACTGAAGACCTTAAACAAGGTGACGAATTCGTATTCGCAGGACAGGAGTGTGTAATCACAGACCCCATTATTCTATTGGATGACGACAATTACACCGTCCATTTTGCTTATATACGATCGGCTACCTACGGTACAGTAATTGTGCCTAAAAGTATGCGATTTGAAATCATACCCGGAAATCTCTAAATAGGAGGCCCTAACAAGGCCTTCTGTTTTTTCGCGACTTTTACACGCCTTATAGTGAGAACCACTACGAAAGGAACCCTATGAGTAAAGCGAAAATTTTCTACCGCAATCATAAAAGTGAGTTTGTTACAATTCAAACTTACATTGTGGTCGTGACTATGTTAACGACCTTTGCCTATATAGCCGTACAGTAACACTCAAGCTAGAAGAGCTTACAAGCCCTTCTAGTTTTTTCGCAGGAATTACGTGTCCTATAGTGAGAACCCCTATGAAAGGAAATGTAATGCCAGCTCTAGTTGACACCCTCGAAAACGCCACCGACGAAGAAATCTCGGAAGCAAGCAACAAGCTCGCCAAGCGCGTCACTAAGAAATTCATCATTAGTGTCGTAATTAGCGTAGCTGCACACTTCGCTTCCGCCGCCCTCGTCCGCGTGATCGAGAATCACCAGAACACGAAAGAACTGACCGAATAGATCCTCAAAACTAGAAGAGCCTACAAGCCCTTCTAGTTTTTCGCGGTAATTACATGTCCTATAGTGAGAAAGTAACCCCTATGAAAGGAATACCCCATGTTTAAGAAGACCCGCACTTACACGCTGATGACCATCGGTGCACAAGACCCCATTATTCTGAACCTGTTCGCAACCCCCTTCGAGAAGCAGCTTGTAACCAAGCTCTTCAACAAGTTGGAGTTGGACAGGCCGAATATGTGGAGCAATATGTACACCATGAAAGTCACGCGTCGTTTCGGAATCTTTGCATCCGCACGAGGCTACCTCCACCAGAAGTAACACTCAAGCTAGAAGAGCCTACAAGCCCTTCTAGTTTTTCGTAGATAATACATGTCCTATAGTGAGAATAAACCCTATGAAAGGATTTAAAATGAAAAAGTCTGCCATAATTGTAGCTGCCCTCGCCGTACTCTTCGTAGTCGGCAAAGATGCTAATAAACAGAAAGAAATTGATGATTTGAAGGCTCGGATCGACACCGCAAGGCGCGTCAACGACCTCTATCACGAAACTCTGGAAAAGAGCATCAAAAAACTCGACCGCGAAGACCGGCGAGAGCTGGTACAAACCTATAACGAAAACTTAAAATTCATTCACCTAACCCACAAATTCTAGAACTCAAAATAGGAGACCTATCAAGGCCTTCTATTTTTTTCGCAAGAATTACACGTCTTATAGTGAGAAAGAACCCCTATGAAAGGACCAACGCAATGCGTCAGTATCGATTCCGGAACTTTATCCTCGACACGATCGGAGTACTCCTAACAGGAGGCCTCTGGTTCCTCTGGATATTCATCCGGGAAATGCGAAACCTTGCCAATTCCCGAAGGTATTAACCCTCAAATAGGAGAGCCTACAAGCTCTTCTATTTTTTTCGTAGAAATCACACGCCCTATAGTGAGAACCCCCTACTAACAAAGGAACACTATGAAAACCCGCTCTTACGCCAAAGAACTTCACATCGAAGAAGTTCCGCTGACTAAAGAAATACTCAAAGAAGCTTACCACGCTTACAAGTCCGAGTCTGTGAAAGATTTTATCATCACGACTATGCTGCATGTAACCGCGCTACAAGCTCTCGAACGAGGAAGCTTTAAGACTCCCGGAACCTACCTGATCACTGACATTTGGTTCAGTAAGCGAGCCCCATGGCACAAAATGATTTGTCAAGTACGAAAGATCTCATAACCCCGATAGAGGGCCCTAACACGGCCTTCTATTTTTTCGCGAGATTTACACGTCCTATAGTGAAGAAGTAACCCCCTAGAAAGGAACTATCATGAGCAAGAATCTGAAAGTTTACTCGGAAATGTCCCGCAAGCAATTTGCCAAGGAGATTGGTCGCACTCTTGTAGTTGGAACTGCAAGCAGCACCGCTGTCTACCTCGGCCTCGTCGCCGTTGGATACATCCTCGTAAAGCTCAATGAGCTCAAGAAATCCCACAAGGAAGACTGACCCCAAAATAGGAGAGCCCACAAGCTCTTCTATTTTTTTCGCCAGTTATACATACCTTATAATGAAGAACCCCCTATGAAAGGAATGTAATGTCCAATACTAAGAAGAAGTTCGAAGACATCAAAAATAAGACTATCCAGTTCGTGAAGGATCGTCCTTTGGAATCAGCAATGATCGCCTCGGTAGCACTGACCACAGTCGCCAAGGTGCTCAACGCCATTTCCGAAGAACGAAACTCCAAGGCTTGGAAACGCGAAGTACAGCGTCGAGAACGAAAGACTTACCAAGACTACTCCCGACGGTAGTTCTTCAAGAGCTAGAAGAGCCTACAAGCCCTTCTAGTTCTTTCGCATGAATAACACACCTTATAGTGAGAACCCCTACGAAAGGAACTACAATGTCCGCCGAAGAACAGAAACACCTAGACGAAACCCTCGAGTTCATCCGTGACGTAAACAAAACCATTTCGCAAACCAAACGCATCCTCGCATATCCAGAACTTCTGACAAAAGAAGAACTGTTGACTGTGCTTGGGTCAATGACTAGCGCAATGGAATCGTTGTTTAACGCCATGCAGATGCACATGGAGATCGAACAGGTCATATCTACCCACGACGGCCCCACCCCAGAGTAACACTCAAGCTAGAAGAGCCTACAAGCCCTTCTAGTTTTTTCGTCGCGATATTTACACATCCTATAGTGAGAACTAACCCTCTATGAAAGGAAACAAAATGTCCCTCACATTCAAAGATAAGAACGTAACCGTCACCGGACGAGACGCCAACATCCTTGCCGGTTTTGCCATATTTGGCATCATCGTCTCGGCTGTCAACGTCTACCGGATCGGCTACGCCATCGGATTCAAGAGTGTCGACGTCATTTCGAACATCCGTGAACGTAGACTGAATAAGAAACTCCACTAAACGGGAGGCCCTAACAAGGCCTTCAGTTTTTTCGCAAGAATAACCTGTCCTATAGTGAGAACCACCCCACTAACAAAGGAAAAAATCATGTTTTTCAAGAACCACAAGATTGAACTCCGCCTCACCAAGGACGCCAAGAGCGATGCCATGGTCGATGCCACCCCCTCGATAACCAAAGAGGACGTCATTCATATTTCAAAGAAAGTCGTCCGCTACGTTGCCGGAGGTGTACTCATCGTCCTCGCAGGCTCTGCCGTCATTGATACCGCGAAGTACTCAGCCATGACTGGAATTGAAGACCGATCTGCCCGAAAGCAGTTGGACCAGTAATCAAAATAGGAGGCCCTAACACGGCCTTCTGTTTTTTCGTAGGAATAACACGCCTTATAGTGAGAACCCCTATGAAAGGAATCCCCCCAATGAAACGACAAATTGACGTCAGTGAACTCGAAGCTGGAATGCAATTCGATCTGGCAGGTTACACCTACGTAGTACATGACGCCTCG